ATGGCCCTGATACTTAACCTGTAAATTAAAGCCAGCCTAGCAAGCTGGCTTTATTGTTTCTATCTGGCGCTTGGCATCCTCAAAGCCCCGCCCCACAATCACGCGGTGGCCGATACTCTCCAGGTACGCTATCCAGTCCTTTTGTACTGGCGAAACCACGCCGCCCTTCTCACGTTTGAGTTCCACCCATAGCAGCCACTCAGGCACGAAAAGGTCAGGCACCCCAGGGCTTACCCCTTCAGCCTTCAATGATGCGCCCTGAGCCATGCTCCTGCCCCCTCCATTAGCTATTGCGAAAACCCTCACGCCCGGGTAGCTGCGCCTAAACCAGCTAACTAGGCGAACCTGCTGTAAATGTTCAGACTCCATACTAAAAGGGTACTTCCCAGACCCATAGCGAACACTCGCCGGGTTCATTGGCAAACGACTCAGGCGGGGCTTCACCGAATTCAGCGCATATGCCATCGGGGCGGTAATTATCGCAAGTGGTGCAAACCATTGGCGGCTCTGCCTTGATTGTGGCGCGGTAGTAAATCACGCTGGGGGGCTCGGGATGTCTCATAAAAATGTCCTTTTAAGTACGGTGAAGAATTTTCCCTCTTTTTTATGCTCAATTTGTGCCGGTGGCGTCCCCTCGGTCATCTGCTGGGCCATCTGATGCAGGTCAACGGCGGCATAGTCCAGCGTCACGCCAGCCTTATGGGCAATGTCGGCCAGTAGGCGCCTGCTTTTTTCGCCTGCGTATCCGTCGTGAGTCACTGCCAAGTATTCGATTACTGGCGGGTCTGACAGGCCGCCGTAAAAAGTGCATGAGAGCATTTCACGGCCACTGGCGCGGCTGATGTGTTTCCGCCACGTCCAGGCGGTCACTTCCATGTCCACGCCCTCTACGCCCATGATGCAAAGATTGTGCAGTTTCAAGGCTGGCTTCACCGGCTCCGGGAATGCCTCACCACAGGCGGGGCAAACCCTCACGCTCAAGGCGCAGATTTCTTGGCAATGGTCACATACTTTTACCGGCGCTTCGCCTTGTTTGTCGCCCTTTTTTGGTGGCGGTCTGACTGCGGTGATGGGGCCATGTTGCTCGACCACGCCTGCAAAGTCCAACACTAGGCAGTCCGTTTTGCCGGGTGATGGTCGCATCCCGCGAACCGCACATTGCAAATAAAGCCCAGGCGATGCAGTGGCCCGTAAAAATGCAATGCAATCTAACGCAGGAAAATCATAGCCAGTTGTCAAAATTCCTACGTTGCACAACGCACGTAATTTGCCTGATTCAAATTCAGACAATTTACGCTCACGTTCCGCTTTATTATGCGTGGCATCCAATGATTCAGCGGCAATGCCAGCAACGCGCAAACATTCGGCCACCGCTTCAGAATGAGCAACACCAGAACAAAAAATTAACCAATGCAATCGGTTGCTTGCTTTATCAATTATTTCTTTCACCACTGCGCTATTGTGGTCGTTGGTGTTAAATTTGGCTTCCATTTCTGCCGCAATGTATTCGCCGCCTCTCTTGTGTAAGCCTTCAGTTTCTAATTGATGTTGCGTAATTTTTGAGCGAAGCGGTACAAGGTGCGTTTTGAAAACCAATTCTTCAATACTTACCGGCTCTAAAATTTCTGTAAATATTGCGTCTTTGCCCTCGGTAATCATGCCTTGCCCAAGCCTGTACGGGCTGGCGCTTAAACCCACTATTCTCATGGAAGGGTTTATCGTCAACAAGTCAGAAATCAACTTGCGGTAAATGCCACTCTCCACCGTTGAAACGGAATGAACTTCATCAATGATGCACAAATCTATGTGTCCCAACTGCTTTGCACGTTTAGCGACTGATCCAATGCCAGCATACGTAATTGGCTCTCCAAGGTCACGCCTTCCAACACTGGCGCTGTAAACACCAAGCGGTGCATTCGGCCACAGCTTGCGTAGCTTGTCAGCATTTTGCAAAATCAATTCTTTGGAATGCACCAGCATCAAAATTTTTGTTTCCGGCCAGTTTTGTAATGCATCCTTTGCCAAAGATGCAATCACCACAGATTTTCCAGAACCACCTGGCATATTCAACACTGGGTGGCCGGTTGAATTTTTTTCAAACCATGCGTAAAGCATTTCCAGTGCGCGAGCTTGATATTCACGAAGTTGCATTGTCATTTTGTAATTTTTTCCATGTTTTTCCAGCCGCTTTTTTTTGCTTTCCAGACAACACAGCCGATATGTTTGAATGTGTAATTTGATAAAACTTTGCGGCATCTTTGATCGAATCAAAAATTTGTCCACTTTCAATGCATTGCACTTTGACCATTCGTTTTTTTGCAGCAGAGTCAACACCTGATCTGGGCATAACTTTTCCAGTTAACTTTTTTTTCATTTCAAGGCGATATTCAGCAGATTCCCATCGCTTTTTCATAATCTCAATTTGACGCAATTTGTATTTTTCAGTTGATCTAGCTTTTATTTGGTTTTCCAAACGCTTTGCTCTTATCTTTGGATTTGCCCATTCTTGTTTTCGTTTTTCGCTGCGCTCAAACCTAACTTCTTGCGACGCAAAAGCCAACTTTAGTGATTGAGACTTTTTTTCCATAATTTTAGGATTTGATGCGTTGTTAATTCCGTTTTGCTTTAGTCTTGCTCTAACTTCTGGACGTGATGCCGCTTGTTTAAAACTGGCAACTTTTTCATCTTTTTTTAAAACCCATATGTCTCTCATTTTTTGCTTTGATACCTCATGGTGTTTCCCTCCTTCCCCGCCAGTAGTCAAGTTATAGCCATGAGGGGCAATGGTGTTAAACCTTGCAATGGTTTCTGATTCAAGACGGTTTAGTTCTTCTTGCGTTTCAATATTGCTGTGCAATATTTCGTAAACAAAAGAATCTTTTCCGTATTTTTTAATTGCTGTATGAAAAACAGATTTTTTCCGACTAGGGCTTCTGTGATCCCACCGGCGTTTTTGTTCGTCCCATGTTTGCCCGACATAACTTTTACCGTTTGGCGCGGTATACATATAAATAATTCCAGTGTTCATATAAATTCCCCTACAATGACACTTGGATTATACATTACCCCACTACCCTTCCATCCCATTCCTTCCGCAGCGCCATAACCTGCGGATCAGCAGCCACGCAAGCCTTGGCATTAGCCAACAGTTCCTTGGAACCATAAACGCCCTCACCCGGTTCGCCGTTGGCAATGCCCTTCCCGTCGATCTCATAGACTGCCACCCAGTCGCTTGGCCCTTCCAGGCGCTTCCAGGGCACCAGATCAGGATGTATTACGTGAGACTCGCAGCCGGTATGCTGGGCATCTAGCGGCACAATGGCATTCCACCTTTCACAGTGCCAGGTCGAGTCAGACAATGGTGTGATATGGGCGCAAGTACGGCAGTTGACCTGCTTTGTGGTCTTTGACCCGTGGCAGAAGTCATGGGCCGCGCACATCTTGCACTCAAACCACGTTGGGTCGGTGCTTATCGGCGGTGGCAGGCGGTCGGTCAGCGCCAGCCGCTGGCCCTTGTCGATGGCCTTGATGGCTACTTCTTTATCTAAATGAAGCCACTCGGTGTAAATCTCATCCGTGTTTTTATTTACGGCAACGTACAAGGCTCGGTCAAGTTTTGCGCCATATCCGTACACGCAACACTGTATCCAGTGCATAGGCTTTGCGTCCTTTACCCCTTTAGCTTTTACATCTTTGAATGATTTATCTGAATGCGTTTTACATTCAAGAATTGCTTTTGTTTTTGGAGCAACAGGAAGTCCGGTTACTATTCCGTCAGCAGAACCTTTAACGTGTGAACCAAAATCAAAATTTGCTTGAGAACTGCCCACATTAGTAACGTGTGCATTTATTCTTCTTAAATTATTCACGATTTTCATTTCTTCATCGTGACCGCGTTTAAACAACAATAGCATTCTGCCGTTAAACTTCTCGACAACTGCCCAGCGAAACGAAAGCCAGAGCCAACGCTCACAGTGGTGGCCCAGTTGAGATGCTCCCATGTGAGGCCGTGGAATTTCTTGATCTGCCTCATATGCAGCATAAATCAAGTTTTCTATTGTGTTTTCTGATTCAGGTATTTTCATTTGTATGCCCCCAAGATTTTTTAGAAACTATGTTTCTAACCACATGGTATGAAACGCCAACGTTTAAAGATATTTCTTTGCAAGTCATGTTAGTTGTATTTCTTAGTTTTTTAATTATTAAAACTTGCTCAATATTTACAGAGCATCTTGGATGTTTTATGCCTGTATATTTACCTTTTTTCATGTCTGATTGTTTTTTTCTAGATTCTGTTTTATGCTTTTTACCAAGCATAGAATTTGGAAGATTTTTTCTTATTGCAGACAATTTATTTTTTGTTTCTTGACTTCTTTTTGATCCACTTGCGCCTTCTCCACCATTTGTCATGTTGCAAAGATTTACGCCAAGTTTTTTCAATTGATCAATGCATTCCATTTCAACTAAAAAAGCTAATTCTTCATCAACATTTTTTACAACCATGTTTACAAAAAATCCATGTGATTTTGAAACAATGTTTTTCCAATATGGATTACGTTTAGTGATTGATGAAGCTCTATTTCCACATCCTTTTCCAACATAAAACACACAACCATTGTCTGAACGATGATGCAAGTACACATAAAAACTTGTAGAATTCGGTTCAGGGATTCTCATGGTTGGTGTTCCTGTTGGTTGTTGCTATCTTGACCCCGCCGTTACAAGCGGGGTCTTTTTTTGCTTACTTCTTAGCCCAAGGTGGCGCAGACTTGGCAGCAGGCGCACCAGCAGCAGCCGATGGCCCAACAGGCTTGAACGGCGCAACCGCAGCCGGTGTCACGCCACCCAAAGCGCGGTAGCCTTTGATCTCGTTGCCTGCGTATTCACCCGTTTTCACCACTAGTTTGATGCCCAGGTTTCCGCCAATCAGTTGGTCAGTGTCCTGCACCTTGGCAAGGCCAATAGCCCTCATGATCTCGCCAAGCTGCTGGCGCCCGATCTCCTCGGCCTTGGTGCTGGCGTTCTTGATGTTCAAGTTGCCAAAGATCACCCGGCCCTGATGCGACGGGCCGGTGATGGTGTACTTGACAGCGATGTACTTGCCGTCGCCAGCCTTGGTGGCTTTGATCTCAGCGCCGGTAATGCTGGAGTTGTACCAGCCCTCCGGCAACGGGTCAAAGTTGGAAGTGGAAACGGGCAGCGAGTCAACGCTGAATTCTTCGTCGAGAAAAGCCATGATTATTCCTTTGTGATTGAAAAAGTGGGGCGTCCAGGGGTGGACGTGATGGCACCAAGCAATGGCCCGGTCACGGATTCAGCAGCCGCATTCCAAACCTTTACATTGATTTCTGGTTTCCAGCGAAAAAGGTTGGAAAGATGTTCGCTCAGACCGGCCTCGGCGGCCAACATCTGGAGTTTGTCGGCGTCGATCTTTTTGTTGATGCGGCCTTCCATCTTGATCTTGTAGCCATCAACCTGATGGTTGACAGTGCCGTCAAGGTCTTTGGGGAGGCCAAAGTCCTCGGCCATCTGGTCTTCCAATTGGCGGCGCTCGGCCACCGCAGCGGCTTCAAGTTTTTTGGCATCGAGCCAGCGTTGGTAAAGTGTGTTCATTGGGTGTACTCCAGTGCTTGCAGTTTGCTGATCATAGATGACAACGAATAACCGGCCAAGCGAACGAAGTCGGCGAACTTGTCTAATTGAGCGTCATCCATCTGGTGGATTGCCATGTTTT